ATACATCTAATGATAGTGTAATAAAAAACACCACTACAGGAAAACTTTCTATACAAAATACTGTAAATGGTCAAACTACTGAATTATTATCTAATGGTGATTTAAGATTAGGTGCTACTGGTGGTGATAATCATGTATACTGTACTGAAGATGGCTCTGTTATACTTTACTATGATGGAGCGAATAAAGTAACTACTGATAAGCATGGAGCTATAATAACTGGTGTTGCAACTGCCACAGGATTTTCTGGCCCTTTAACTGGTACTGTAACTGGTACTGCTACTGGTCTTAGTGGTTCTCCATCTATTGAAGTAACTAATATAGTTGGTGCTGCTGCATCTATTGCTGGCATAGTAACTGCTACAACATTCAGTGGTTCTGGTGCCAGTTTAACTAATCTTAACGGATCTAATATTTCATCAGGAACTGTTGCTGCTGCAAGAGTCGCTACTTTAAATCAAGATACTTCAGGCACTGCTGCTGGTCTTACGGGTTCCCCTTCAGTTGAATTAACCAACATAGTTGGTGCTGCAGCGTCTATTGCTGGTATAGTAACTGCCACAACATTCAGTGGTTCTGGTGCATCATTAACATCAATACCTGCTGGTCAATTAACAGGAACCGTTGCTGATGCAAGAATAACAACGCTTACTTCATCAAAATTATCTGGTGCCTTACCTGCTATTGATGGTTCTAATTTAACTGGTGTAAGTGGTAGTGTTGCTGGTGTTAGCACCACAGGAACATCTGGATTTAACGTAGTTAATCTAAGTGGAAAAATCACTGGTATTGCAACTGATAATGTTATACCATTCTTATTCAACAATTTTTCTGATCTACCATCTGCGTCTACATATCATGGTGCCTTTGCTCATGTTCATAACATAGGAAAAGGATATTTCGCACATGCTGCAGCATGGTATGAGTTAGTAAGCAAAACAAATGTGGCTGCCGACTCTATTGGTGTTGGAACAGAGAGAGTGAATGTTGGAGTGTTAACAGCAACCAGCGTTAATTCTTCCTCATTTGTTGGTGGTGGAGATGGAAATTTTGTAACATCTCAATGGACTCTAGGTGCTTCTGGATCTAGTCATTACACATTCACAGGGCCTGGTGGATTGAGTTCAGCAAATGATCCAACAATTTACCTTGCAAGAGGACAAACTTATGAGTTTGTTAATAACTCTGGTGGAAGTCATCCATTCCAGATTCGTGTATCTGATGGTGGATCTGCATATAATACTGGTGTAACTAATAATGGAGCATCAAGTGGAACCATTAAATTTGAAGTTCCTTTTGCTGCACCAAACACATTAGTGTATCAATGTACTAGTCATAGTAGCATGTTAGGAAGCATTGTAATTTATCCTTCCGTTTAATTCATGATAAATAACTAAAAAATTGTAACAATGTCTGCAATTATAACCGATCAGATCAGAATATTAAATGCAAAGAATTTTGTAGCAGGAGTTTCAACCTCTGCTAATTCTTATTATGCGTTTGTGGGTTTACCTAACCCAACCAGTATTCAATCTAATTGGGATGATGATCCCCCTGCACCCATTGACAATTTTAATGATTTTAATGATATTTGGGATACAACATTAGCACTTAAAAAAATATCTGCTAGTGATGTAAAACAAGTAGTAAAGAAAAATTCTTGGTCATCAGGCACAACATACAATTATTATAGACCTGATTATAGCATTTTAAATATACCTCCAGAATCAGCAGGTACTAGTTTATATCAATCAAACTACTATGTTGTAAATGCAGATTTTAGAGTATATGTTTGTCTACAAAATGGAACTACACCAGAAACCCCAGATGGTAAACCATCTCTTGATGAACCAACATTTACTGATTTAGAACCAAGAGCTGCGGGAACAAGTGGTGATGGTTATATATGGAAATATCTTTATACAATTAAACCATCAGAACTAACAAAATTTGATTCTACAGATTTTATACCAGTTCCATTGGATTGGGAAACTAGTTCAGAACATGAAGCCATTAGAAATAATGCAGTTGATGGTGGTGTAAAAATCGTAGTTGTTGAAAATCGTGGTGTTGGTGTTGGAACTGCAAATAGAACTTACACTAGAGTTCCCATAAAAGGTGATGGAACTGGTGCTGAATGTACCGTTGTTGTTAATAACGACTCTAAAGTAGAGACAGTTACTGTATCCAATCAAGGATCTGGTTATACTTTTGGTACGGTAGATTTGATTGCTGGTGGAGTTCCTATTCCTACAACTTTACCTAGTTTGAAAGTCATAGTCCCACCACCAGGTGGCCATGGCAAAGATGTATATCGTGAACTAGGTGCAAAAAATGTATTACTTTATGCTAGAATTGAAAATGATGTGGAAAATCCAGACTTTGTTACTGGTAATGAATTTGCAAGAATAGGAATTCTTGAGAATCCAATTCAGTTCGGTAGTACATCTAAACTAGATATTAATAAGGCTAGTTCAGCGTTTGCTTTACGTTTAGCAGGTGCTGGATATAGCACGGCTACTTTTACTCAGGATTCACTGATAACTCAAACAACAGGGACTGGAGTAACTGCTGTTGGTAAAGTTATTAATTATGATGCTACTACGGGAGTCTTGAAGTATTGGCAAGACAGGACTTTGGCAGGGTTCAATACAGTTGGAACTGCACAAACTGTCACAGAATATGGTTTTAATTTGAATCGATTTACTTCAGAAATCTCATCAGGTGGAAGTTTTACTATTGTAGGTGGTAGCACTAATCTGGCAATTAGTACCAGTTTTAGTGGTGTCTCAACTTCAATAAATAATAGAACATTTTACCTTGGTCAATCATTTACCAATGGTTTATCAAATCCAGAAGTTAAAAAATATTCTGGTAATCTGATTTACGTTGACAATAGACCAGCCATTACTAGATCTTCTAATCAAAAAGAAGATATCAAAGTTATATTGCAATTCTAATAAACTATGGCTCAGACCACCAATCTTAACGTTTCACCATACTTTGATGATTTTGATTCTAATCAAAATTATCATAAGGTTTTGTTCAAGCCAGGTTTTCCTGTTCAAGCAAGAGAATTAACAGGTTTACAATCAATATTACAAAATCAAATTGAAAAATTTGGACAACACTTCTTTAAAGAGGGATCTGTTGTAATACCAGGTAATACTTTATATTCTAGAGATTATTTTTCAGTTCAATTAAATGAAACACATTTAGGAATACCTGTAGTATCTTATCTAAATCAATTAATAGGTAAAAAAATCACTGGTCAGTCATCTGGTGTAACAGCAATTATAGATAAAATTTTACCAGCAGCAGATTCAGAAAAAGAAAATTTAACAATTTATATTCAATATATTTCATCAGGAACGTTAGATAATATCCAATCAACATTTAGTGATGGTGAATTATTATCTTCAACAACAGATATAACATCGGGGCCTGATAGTGATACTTTCATACCTGCAGGTGAATCTTTTGCGTCTTGTATTTCTTTAGATTCAACAGCAACTGCATCTTCATTTTCCATAACTGAAGGTGTTTATTTTATAAGGGGTCAATTTGTTACTGTTAACAAAGAAACAATTCTTCTAAGTCAATATGATAATTTTGCAAATGTAAGAGTTGGACTTAGAATAATTGAAGAAATAATAAATTCTGATGAGGATGAAACTCTTACTGATAATTCAAAAGGATTTAATAACTTTGCAGCACCAGGTGCAGATCGTTTAAGGATAAGTTGTTCTTTACTTGCAAAACCTCTAGATGATCTTAATGATAATAATTTTGTAGAATTAGGAACTATAAAAGAGGGTGTATTACAAACATCTAGTTATAATCCAGATTACAATATTTTTGGTGATGAATTAGCTAGAAGAACTTTTGCAGAATCTGGTGATTATACTGTAAGACCATTTAATATTACATTTAAAAATTCACTTAATAATGGATTGGGAAATGGTGGTATTCATGAAGTAGGAGAAGAAACACAAACAGGAGCACAAGCAGATGCTAACTTAGGTTTATATGAGATATCTGCTGGTAAAGCTTTTGTTAAAGGATATGAAATAGAAACAATTAGCACAAGATATTTAAATTGCCCCAAACCAAGAAATGCAAAGTTTTTAAAAAGTCAAGGTATAAATTATAATACTGGAGCAACTTTAAGATTAAATAAAGTTCTTGGAGCACCACAAGTTGGATTAGGAAATACTTTTATTGTTAGTTTAAGAGATCAAAGAACCACGACTCAAGGTGCTAATAATATAATGTCAGCACCAGGTAAAGAAATTGGTGTTGCTAGAGTTTATGATTTTGGATTGGAGTCGGGTTCTTATTCTACTTCAAACGCATTAACAAATCAATGGGATCTTTCTCTTTATGATATTCAAACTTTCACAGAAATATCTTTAAATCAAGCAATTGATTTAACAGTTCCAACCCATATTAAAGGAAAATATAGTGGTGCAACAGGTTATATAAGAGATAATGTAGTTAATTCTGGAATAGTTACTGCGTATACCACTGCTGGAGATTTTCTAGTTAATGAACCATTTGAATTTAATGGTGTGGATAATGGTCGTGTTGCAATAGCAATCACATCACATGGAATAACAAATGTAAAATCAATATACGCTGGGCCTGATAATGGAGATGTTGGTTTTGCAAAAACATTTACTGGAGATATTCTTCAACAAGATGCAGATTTCTTTGGAGATGCAACAATATCTGTTGTTAATGGAACAACAGGATTAAGTACAGTAACTAGTCCAAGTTCTTTATTCCCAGAAAAATTAAAATTAAATGATTTACTTGCCTTTAGTGGCATTGGAAATGATGTTACATTTGCAAGAGTAACTGCCATAAGTGGAAATGAAGCCACTGTAACTGGAATTACAACTGTTACTGGTGTTGCCAGTGGACAATTACCTTTAATAAATTCTGTTGGTGTTGTTACTACAGGACTTGGATCACCTGGTAATTTAAATGTTTCAGATTTAAGAATAGTCAAGAGTGCTTATGAAAAATCAAGTGATAACACTTTATATACAGAAACACCCAAAAAATTTATTAATGATATTGATTTAACAAATTCAGTAATAACAATTAGAAAATCATTTGATGTAACAATAAATCATTCCACTGATTCTTTAACATCAGTTGTTGTGTCAGGGCCTAATGAAACTTTCTTACCTTTTGATGAAGAAAGATATTCTTTGGTTAGAGAGGATGGTGTTACTGAAGTTTTAACATCTGATAGATTTTCAATTAGAACAAATGCTTCTGGAACAAGTATTTTAGAAATATTTAATATTGGAACAGATTTATCTAGAAATGAAGATGCAAAATTAATTGCAACTTTAAGAAAATCAAAACCAAAAAATAAAGTAAAGAGGCAAAATAGAGTAAATGCTTTAATAGTTAAAAATTCAACGAAACCTGCATCTGGAACAGCATCAACAACTTTAGGTGATGGTTTAGTGCATGGTAATTTTCCATATGGAACAAGAGTTCAGGATGAGACAATATCGTTAAACACTCCTGATATCATAAGAATTCTTGGTGTTTTTGAATCAACAGATACTGGTAACGCATCTGCTCCTCAGATGAAACTATCATCAATGACAGGACCAACTGGTAAAACAGGAGATCTTGTAATCGGTGAAACATTTAAAGGTGCTACTTCTGGAGCTATCGCAAAATATGCAGAAAAACTTGATGATGATGATATTACTTACATTTCATTAAATAGCATTCCATTTATAGAGAACGAGACTGTTGTATTTGGTGAATCTAGAATAACAGCAATCATCAGTGATGTATCAACTTCAAGTAGAAATATATCTTCAAATTATACTTATAATAATGGGCAAAAAGGATCGTTATATGATTATGGATTTTTAATTAGAAAGAAAAACGCTAAAGCACCAAGTCGTAAAATAAAAATTTACTTTACAAGTGCATTTCATGATGCCTCTGATGAAGGTGATATAACAACAAAGAACTCTTATAACAGTTTTGCTTATGATACTGATATTCAACAAGTAAATGGTGTTAGAAACACTGATATGATTGATGTCAGACCAAGAGTTTCTAATTATACAGTTGCTGAAAATGTCAGGGCTCCATTAGAATTTTTTGGAAGGAAATTTGATCAATCTGGAAACTCTGCTGCTAATATATTAGCATCTGATGAATCATTTAATGCTAATGTATCATTCTTTGTTGGTAGAATTGATAGAATATATCTAACAAAAACAGGTGAATTAAGAGTTCAATATGGATTACCAGCAGAAAATCCAGTAAAACCAAATCCTATCGATGATGCTTTAGAAATTGCTACGGCAAAATTACCTCCATTCCTATTTGATCCCTCACAAGTATCATTATCATTCTTAAATCATAAAAGATATCGAATGTCCGATATCAAAGCTCTTGAAGATAGAATTAAAAATTTAGAATACTATACTTCATTATCATTATTAGAAACAGCAACATCAAGTTTATTTGTCCCTGATACTGATGGATTAAATAGATTTAAATCTGGATTTTTTGTAGACAATTTTACAAGTTTACAACCACAGGAAAATAGAATAGAAGTAAAAAATAGTATTGATGTTTCAAATAAAGAATTAAGACCAAAACATTATACAAATGCTATTGATTTACGTTTTGGCCCTATTAATAACCCTGCTGATGATTTAGTTGAAGGTGAAAATATAAGAAAACAAGGAGATATAGTTACTCTAGATTATAGGGAAGTTGAATTTGTTTCACAATTATTTGGTACAAGAACTGAAAGTGTTACTCCTTTCTTAGTTAATACTTGGAATGGTGTAATTGAATTAACTCCTGCAACTGATACATGGGTTGATACTGCAAGAGTTGAAGCAAAAATTATTGAACAAGAGGGTAACTTTGCTGAAACAATAGCTCTTGCATCTGGAATTTTTGGTGGATTTGATGAACAATCTGGTCTTACTCCAGTATTATGGCAATCATGGGAAACACAATGGACTGGAGTTGATGTTCAAGAAAGAAGTGAAACTAGAACTCAGATTACAAATGTATCTGGAAGAGTAGATCAATCAGGCAGAACTTCAACATTTGTTCAGGAAACTGAAACATCAACGTTCCAAGAAACAACAACAGAAACTTTTGAAACTGGAACATCAACTAGACAAGGTACACAATTATTCATAGAAGAACAATTTGATAGAACTTCTCAGGGAGATAAAGTTATCAGTCGAGATCTGATAAACTTTATGCGTTCTAGAAATATACAGTTCTTATCTACAGGATTAAAACCACTAACCAGATGTTTTGCTTTCTTTGATGGTGTAAATGTAACTAGGTATTGTACTCCCAAATTACTTGAAATAACCATGCAGAGTGGTGCTTTCCAAGTTGGTGAGAGAGTTGTTTCCTCAGATAGTGCTTTATTGGGAGTTGCTGATACTCCTGCAGAAGCAAGAGCAAATATTAGATTTAGAGTTGCTGCCCCAAATCA